AGCTTTTCTCTTTTCTTCTTGTTCTTCTTTTATCTCAACGAGTTCTTCTTCGATGCGGTCAATATTTCCAGCGAACATTACCCCATGTCGTTGTGACCATACACCACCCGACACAGCTTTTACAGCTACATTAACTTTATCTTCTAAATTGTCAAGGCGATACGGAACAACTTCTGTACTAATATCTATCGTTTCAGATGCTTTGTTAAATTCAGATGGATTTATAGAACCTAAAGCAGAGACTATGAAGTTCACACGCCTTTGCAAGAACTCACCTATCACCTCGGCATGATTTTGAACTTGCAAATGTGTCGAAAGAAACACGTAATCGAAAGCCACTCCCGACAAAGCATTTCCAGCACCACTCAACTTTTCAAAACTGATTTGTGGTGTATTCGTCATAGAATATGCTTTCTCAAAGAGGGTTTCTACCTCAAATTTTACGGTATCATTTGCTTGGTTCCACGTCAGATACTGGGCATCCGCACCTTCACCTGTAAGTTTGACCATTCTATCCTTAACCTTACCCATGAAACCCTCTACATCACCAATTAGCTTCAATAGTGGGAAGAAATGGTAGTCTATACAATCAGCATAATTGGATAATAGTTTCTCCAACCGGACCCGGAAGGTCTTTATCTTCTTGCAATAAGGTTCAGGACGATAAGCATAGAGAACCGGTAGTTTTGGGAATCCATGAGCAAAAGGCGTTCTTTCTTCATACCCTTTAGACAAATCCCATTGATAAACCATTTTGTCCGTGATAGTCATAAAGCAGGTGATCTCCGAATCATCCATGAGCTTCTTTTTATACTCACGTGAGAAAGCAATCATTTTACCTTCATCGTTAAAGAACGGGTATAGCTTATCACCTCTGAATGGAGACCATAACACGCTTTTCAGTTTCTTGGTGGGCTTGACCTTGCCACCGAACGTAGTCTTAACTTTCTTCCAAAACTTTGCCCAAAACGAATCATCATCGGTAACATACCAATATTCTGCCGCTTCTTGTTCGGAGAGCCAGGCACGGACAATCTTCTTGTTTTGGTATTTGATTTTGTTGGATTTAAATACAGCCTTTACCGCATCCAGCAGCTTCTTTTCATCATCATCAGTCGGAATGCAATCCATAGACGGTTCTGTGCCGACCGTGAAAGCAGTTTGAATGTTCACTATATCTTGTTCCAATGGAATAGAAATACGGTTCACCGGTTCAGTCTTATACTTTGCTTCGATTTCATAAGTCTTACCAGTTTTTTCATCGAAAACTTTTTCGGATTCCTTATCAAGTACTTTTCTGTCCGGATACTTTTCTTTATCCACAATGATTTCGTGGCGTTCCGGATTCCAATCATCCCAAAGTTTGCAACGGTCGGGAAGTTCAGTCTTCCTACCTTTCTTCAGGTAGTTTATCTTCTGCCCGATGTCAGGCAATGCTAATATTTCTTCTAAATTCAATGGCATAGTTTATATTTTTAATGTGTGAATATTCCTGTTAAATCTTTCGGCTTCTGAATCTGACCAAGAAGCTCACCCAATACATAGTAACGTACAGCATCTATTCCGTGATTGTCATGGTCTTCCGGTTCGTTGATATAGTTCCCGTCCTTATCCTTTGCCCAAACATACTTTCTGAACTCGCTTTGCAAGTTGTACGAGCGTTTGGTTATATAAATCTCCATATCTTTCATTTTGTCAATTCCGGCATTGATAGAGCCTGCACCTTTCTCTACGGCATATATCTTGATTCCTCCGTTGTGTATCTCTTGAATCAAACGTGGATCTGCGCTGTCAGCAATGACTTTCAATCCCCACGGGCGAAGAGTCTTGATGATGTCAGAAGAAAGCAATCCAGTACGGTAATCCACTTCATCCAAGTAAAGGGCGTTATCAACGATACCACAACGAATGGAAGCAGACGGGTCATGCGTATAACCGAAGTCTTGCCCGAAAGCAATTTTCTTTGCCCAAGCCGGGAACTCGTCAACAATTCCCCACTTCTTGAACACAGCACCTTCTGCAACGTCAGCCCACCGGCCGATAACCACATGAGCATACTTTTCAGGATTACTCACCTTCATATCTTCCACCTCTTTCAGGAACTCAGGAGAAAGGTTATCCAAGTTATCAAAATACGTAGTATGGATATGGAGCACATTCGGATGAGTGGAAATCTGAACCTGCACACCGTCAATCTCTACCAGCTTGTGAGTTTTCTCAATGTATTTCTTGTAGATGAAGTGATTGGAATCGCATGGGTTCATTATAATGATAATCCGGTTCTGAATACCCTTCTTGCGAATGGAGAGCATTATCTTGTCGAACTCATCTTCGCTTGTCCACTCTTCCGCTTCATCGCAGACGAAAGTCGTAATGCCTTGAATGGATTTCAGTTTTGCTGTCTGGTTCCCGGAAGAAGTCTTGATACCCCGAAACATGATACGGCTCTTAGTCATCTTATTGACTATGTCCGTCTTTGTGGTCTTGAAATATTTCGTGGTACCGTCCAAATCTATCTTCTCATTTCGGGGATGATAGACATACCGGCAGAAACCATCGTGTAACGGGTGTAAAGAATCTGATGCACAATCTTCTCTACAGGAGTCATTTCAAAAGTCAACCGCTCAATAAAAGTAGAAGCATTGAAAGACTTTCCGCTACCACGCCCACCGGTAATAAGAATTATAAATTTTTCCTTATCCTCGTATAATGGATGGTAAATTTCTTGGGGTACTATCATTTTAGCTTGTCTTTAATCCAGGAATCAATGTTGATGCCATGCTCTATGTCTGTTGGAATATCAGCGTCTTCATCCTGCTTGCGTTCAACCTTTCTCCAATCCTCATCATGGTGATACAGCCAAACAGACATTGCTTGCAAGTTTGGTGCCAACTCGCTTTCGCTAACTTGTAATTCATCTTCGCCCGTCAAATTCCCTTCTGAATCACGGAGCTTTCTTACCACGGTGCTTTTGGTTTTTATGCCACCGAGAGCCATTGCAAGGAATTTAGCCCTTACAGTGGCATTGATTGTCGCGCGCCCACGCGCTAAGACTTCGGATATTTCGGTGTACTCACTTTTCTTTTCGCAGAAAGTTTGTGGTAAAATCCCAATGGCATAGGCAATTTCCTTATCAGTGAATCCCTTTTTGGCATACGATTCCACGAGAGAAAGAAAGTCCTCGCTTGTATAATCAAACTTTGGCTTTCTTCCTCCTTTACCTTTTCTATTTTGAGATTCACTATTGCTCATATTACTTCTTTAATTTTCCACATTTCTCACATTGTTCATACCTGAACTCAGAGAACATCACACTACCTTTCCAAACATAATGATGAACACAAAACAGGTTTTGCTTTAGAACATTCCTTATCCAAAGTATAAAATCGCCAATCATAATTTTAACCGTTATTGTTACCCATATATACACGGCGAGAAATTGGCTTGTTTCCATAGACATCAACTCCTCTTTTTGAGAAATAGCTATCTATTTTCTCAGCATATCTTCCCATTATAGATTTCGTTCTATCCCTTATGTTTCTTTGTCTTGCAGAACCTAACCCGTATTGCCCTTCCAGCGTTGTACATTATTCGTCTGGACTGCTGATATAACTGGCTATATGTTTTCTTTCTAACTCAGCTTTCCTCCCAATAATTAATCTATTCTTTCTACTTGTTCATCAAATACTTCTCCCTTTATGAACTTCATATCCGGATCATACCCGAACCTTTCGCAGAAAGCGGCTTTAGCTTCATAGGTATCAAAGGACAACATCACATAGGCATCCATGTTCTCGACTTGCTTCTGTGCGTTTTCTTTCACCTGATGCTTGACCTCTTTCATGTGGGCAACCTTTTCGGCACGTTCCAACTGCTTGGCGGCTTTATCGGCTTCTTTCTGTTCGGAAACTGGGACCATCATATCAGACAAAGCATCCGCAATAGAGTTTTCCTCTTCGGTCTGCAAAAGATAGTCGACACCAATCATATTCAAGTCTGCATCGGTCAGACCTGCATCTTTCCAGTCAATATCAGGAACAATACGGGCAAGAGCGTCAAAATCCCATGTACCTTGTGCATTAGGGTTGTTCATTAGAATGTTTAACTCCTTTTCCTGCTGCTCGTCCACGTCTATGACATCGACACGAATACGGTAGTCATTATCGGGGAACTTCTGCAATTCATCCATGACAGACAAACGTTGATGTCCGCTAACTACGGTAAGCCCGGTACGCTTATTCACAACTATTCCACCTACCAATCCGAATTTCTTGATACCACGTTTCAGTGTCTTACGTGATTCATCAGATAGTTTTCGGGGATTATAATCCGCAAAGTGAATGGCAGAACGATTAAGTTCCACCGATTCACTCTTTATGTATTTTGATAATTCCATATTAGCCATTACTTAGACCGAAACCTCTCTGCCGAAGAGTATTCCTTTCGGCTCTTGCTATAAGATTATCACGAGATTGTTTTGCACGCCTGCTTGCGGCACTGCTACTCCATGTATTTTTTCTTCTCCAGTTAGCTTCGCTCAATCTTTCTGCCTGAGCATATATCTGTTCTCTTGTCTTTCTTTTTCTGACTCAGCAATTCTCCTTATTAATTTTGTTGATTATGATACTCCCAAAGCGCTCTTTCAGCCATCGGGAAAACTCTGTAAATTCTCTGTAAATCTTGCGGGTAATTCTTCTCCATCCAAAGCATACAATCAAGATTGAAACCTACTCCCGAACTGGCTTTCAATGAATACCGAACTGGTTCAGGTAAATTGTGCTGCCTCATATAAGCAAGAATATCCTTTTGTGTCCAATCAGCCAAAGGATAAACCATACCGTTATTCTCGTAACCGTTTACCTCATACCCTTTCAACATAAGCCTACGATTCATACCATCAGCTTTTTTCATGCCCAAGAATGTATAATAAACTCCATGAGTAAGCTGCATAGCCTTTACCACATCTGCCAACTTCAATAGCTTTACTTTCGGATTTGGCACACAATACATACCGCCACGGAGAATATAAGTAAGGTTCCAATGTGGTACTTGAACAAACTCTATCTTCGGATACTTGGCTTTAGTCCAGTTTATCCAACGGTTAATATGCTCCAAATTCTTGACAAAGTACATGAACACGCAAACAATCCGGTCAAACTTTGGATAGACTAAATCAAGCAGAACAAGCGAATCCTTACCAAGTGATAAAAACAGTAAAGCCTCATTCGATTTTA